GGCGATTTTACGTCCCATCACTATCAAGGCTCGAGGCTTTATACCTGCATCTGCACCGCTGAGCGGCTGGGGCTCAGGTAATGGCTACTTTCCGTCCTACAGCGCCTCAGAGGCGCGTAGAGGTATCGGCTACAAAGCAACACCATCAAAGCCTAATAACAATGGCTTTAGATCCCTTGCTCGCATATTTAATAAAAGCGCTGCCGGTGCTATCTATGAAACAGCTGGGCGTAAAAACCCTCAAGGCCGACCACAGGCAAAGATGAGTCGCGTAGCTGTACCGGGTCATAAAAACTTTGGCAAGAATATCCGCTCCGGTAATAAAAACGAGTCCAAGTCTAATAACCCAAATGCAGGCGCACAGTTTATCGATGCGTTAAATAAAAACGGTGAGATCGTAAACGCTTATGTTAGACAAGAGGGCCAAGCCGGACGAGCCAGCGGCAAGATGAAAGGCCGCGCAATCTTTAGAGCGTGGCAAGAGGACGGCGGCAAAACTCAGGCAGCTGTATTAAAAGCGATCGAGACAGCCGCTAATAAACTCAATGCAACGGCAAAGGGGTAAACGTGTCTAATATAGTTATTGATATTGCAGCCGAATTTACCGGCAAGGGAGCCTTTAAGAAAGCCGAAACCTCCACAGATAAATTAACTAAAAACGTAAAGAGCTTGGCTAAAACTCTTGGTGTGGCTTTTGGTGCACAACAGGTTTTGGCATATGGAAAGGCAGCGGTAAAAGCCGCGGCGGCCGATGAAAAGGCTCAAAAGCAACTAGCCCTAGCTCTAAAGAATGTCGGCCTTGGCCGTGATGCCGCCGCCTCTGAGGGCTATATACAAAAGCTACAAAAAGAATTTGGGGTGCTCGATGACAATTTGAGGCCGGCGTATCAGACCCTAGCGGTAGCCACTCGGGACACAGCCCAAGCCCAAAAGTTATTACAGCTTGCCCTAGATATTAGTGCCTCGACCGGTAAAGATTTGGCTAGTACCTCATCCGCGCTGAGTAAGGCATTTTTAGGTAATAATGCAGCGCTTTCTAAATTGGGCGTAGGCATATCTAAAGCCGATCTTAAAACTAAATCATTTGAGGAGATCACAGCCGAGTTATCTAAAACCTTTGCCGGATCAGCTACCGCCTCTGCTAATACTTTCCAAGGCTCCATGGATAAATTGGCCGTCTCATCTGCTAACGCTCAGGAGATTATTGGCGAGGGTTTAATTAATGCTCTTAAAATTCTAAGCGAGGATAGCAGCGTAAGCGATCTAGCTACAGGCATGGAGGAATTTGCAACAGCTATATCCGAGTCCATCCAAGGCCTAGCCATCCTTATCGCTCAAATAAAAAGCGTAGGTAATCTGCCGTTTGGAGGCGCAGGTGCCATATTTGACATAGATAAATTATTCAAGTTTACGATGATCCCATATTTAAGGAGCCTTGCAAAAGGTGCAAATCAGGGCTCGGCTAATGATCCTGCCGCAGGGCTAGCGCATCTTGCCGAGCTAGAGGCCAAGTACACAGCTGCAACCCTTAAGTCAAGCAAGAAACTAACGGCAGAGGAATTAAAGCAGCTTAAGGCTAAGCAACTCAAGGCAGCCATCGATAAGGCTAACCTAGCTTTAGGTAAAGCAGACGAGGTTTTTGACCTTGAAAAGATCGGGTTACAGGCAGCTGAATTAAATCAAACGCAACAATTAAGCAAGGTAACTAACCAAGCCCAGCTACTACAAATTACAAATGACCTTGCACGTTTACAAGTTAAGCAATCTATTCTCGACCTTGACAAGGCTATCGCTAGCCAAGACGTAGCAGCTATCACGGCTGCAACTAATAAACTCAATGGTGATCTCAAAGTATTAGGCGTTTTGACTAATCAGAAAATTAAACTTACTGAAATTGAGACAATCCTCAAGGGCATACTCCCTAAGGATCTTATTAATATATCTAACCTAACTGAGGCTTTAGCTTTACTAAGTAGAATTAATGGCTTTGGTGGGGGTCCTATGGCATCTCACGCTAACCCTATTTTAAGTGATCCAAATGCTAGTCCTAAAGGTTTCCCTACAGCCACCGAGATAAACGAGGCCCTTGCTAAAGGCAGCTTTGTACCTATTGTGCCCGGCACGGGTGGCGTAACCGGCGGCTCTGGCCGCGCTGGGGCTTATGCCTCTAGCGGTTTTCCGGGCTCTGATATGGGCTACGGTGGAGGCTCTGTTACTTACGTAGATATTAAAATCGAGGCAGGTATAGGCGATCCTGAGGCTATAGCAAGAGCTGTAGAAAACGTATTCAATCAATCTACAGATAGAGGCACGTCCACTAATCGAAACTCTGGAGTTTATGTCTCATGACATGGCTACCGGAGTGGAAAATTATCGTAGGTACTACCGTTTACGACAACGTATTGAGCGTATCTATGGCAACAGGCCGAGACGATATAGATTTACAATGCAACGCCGGATATGCGCGTTTAGAAATTGTAAATACTAATAACCTACCTTTTGATATTGACGTTACAGATAGTTTAACCCTTGAGTTAAAAAACAGCTCAGGCACTTACGTACCTGTATTTGGCGGTGAGGTATCAGATTTTGGTATATCCGTACGCTCTCCGGAGGAGATAGGGTTTATAACAATCGGTAATATATTAGCCGTTGGATCCTTGGCTAAATTGACTAAGGCTCTCTTTCCCGATGCCTTGGCTAAAGATGAGGACGGCACTCAAATATTCGACATACTTAATGACCTACTGATCAATTCTTGGTTTGAGGTAGCTCCAGCTTTACAATGGTTTGACTATGACCCTACGACAACGTGGGCCGATGCTGAAAACGTAGGGCTTGGTGAGATAGATCAGCCTGGACTATACGAGATGATCTCAAGATCGGCCGATCCGGCTAGCAGCTACAACCTATGCGCTCAAATTGCACAAAGCGCTCTAGGCCAGCTCTACGAGGATAAAGCCGGACGAGTCTGTTATGCCGATGCCGATCACCGTACGACCTACCTATCCACTAACGGCTATACGACTATCTCGGCTAATTACGCTACTCCCTCAAGTATTAAAACGATTTTACAGATAGGCAAGATCCGTAACTCCCTAGTATTTAATTATGGTAATAATTACGCCAATAGTGCTACGGCTGTAGATGCAGACTCAGTAGCCAATTACGGCAGGTACCAGCGCAACGTGACCTCTAACCTGCACGATTTGGCCGATGTTAATACCGTTATGACTAGAGAGCTTGGCCTACGCGCTATCCCTAGAGAGCAACTACAAAGCCTTACCTTTAGGCTGGATAACAATAACCTGCCAGATGCCGAGCGTAATAAGCTGATAGACGTATTTTTTGGGCAACCGATGATTATCAGCGATCTACCGATTAATATGTTTAACGGCTCATTTAATGGTTTTGTAGAGGGTTTTGCTATTAGAGCTACGCCGGCATATGTCGATATGACCCTTACCCTAAGCCCTACAGATTTCTCTCTAGTCGCGCCACAATGGGACACGGTAAACCCGCCTAGCCTGATTTGGACAGGTGTAAACGCTACACTTGAATGGGAAAATGCAATCGGAGGTTTAACGTAATGGCAACTACTACCCCTAATTTTGGATGGCCGGTCCCTACATCGACCGACCTAGTTAAAGATGGAGCTACGGCGATCGAGGCACTAGGTGACTCGATTGATGCCTCTTTGCTCGATCTTAAAGGCGGCACTACTGGACAGGTATTAAGCAAAAACTCTAATACCGATATGGATTTTGTTTGGGTAACAGATGCAGCCGGAGATATTACAGGCGTTACAGCTGGCGTAGGTATTAGCGGAGGCGGTACCTCAGGTACGGTAACAGTAACTAACTCAATGGCTACAGAGATCACAGCATCCGGAGATATTATTGTAGGTACAGGATCAGGCACTTTTGATAATTTGCCTATTGGTACTACTGGACAAGTATTAACAGCTGATACAACAGTATCGCCGTATAATGTCAAATGGGCAACGCCAAGCGCTGGAGCAACAGTTAAGCCGGTTAGAAAATCCTCGGATCAATCTGTTACAAGTAGCACTACAGTAGTAAACGATAGTCAGTTAAAATTTGCCGTGGAGGCTAGCACCACGTACATTTTTGAGGCATGGCTTTACACTTATGCAGCCGATGGTACTCCAGATATTAAAGTAACTTTTACAGGCCCGGCAGGATCTACCGTTTTATGGTCATCTAGTCAGGTAATATTTAACGCCGGTGGATCTACGACTTTAACGGTTGTATCGGCAGGTGGCACTACAGCCGATCTTTTTGTAGATGCTAACTTTCGCGCTATTCAGCTATACGGCACAATTCTAAACAGCACTACCGCCGGAGACGTCCAATTACAATGGGCACAAAATACAAGTAGCGCTAACTCAACAACAGTAAAAGCGGGATCCTACATCTATGGAATAAAGGTCTGATAATGAGCCAAGTAACTACGACTAAAAAAATTAATATCGATCAATTAGGGCATGAGTCCGGGATCGATATGAATATAATCTCTGAGCCAACAGGCGAGACGATTATTAACTCATCTGTAGATCAAAGTGTTTTAGAGGGTTTTGTCAATGCTCATAAGGCAGACGATAAATGGATCAATCCAACCCCTAAGCAAGAGATTACTATCGAGCAAAAATTGGCTAGCGTAGGATTATCGGTAGATGATCTAAAGGCAGCTCTTGGCCTGTAATGGAAACAAGCTACAATGGCTATCCGGCCTCTAAAGATGCGGCAGAGATAAAAATAAAGTCCTACCCTGTAAGGGGTACGGATCGTAAACTAAGGTGTGCCGAGAGTGTGGGCCCACTCTTGGCCGCTTTTGCCGCTGAGTTTCACGAGCTAATCGAGCCAATAGACGAGGGCACTTTTGACGATTGGGGCTATGCCTATCGGATGGTTAGAGGCAATCCAACTAAGCTCTCTTGTCACTCATCCGGCACGGCTATTGATCTTAATGCTACAAAGCATCCTCTCGGCAAGGCTGGCACTTTCCCAGCTGAGAAAATACCTATGATCCGTGCGCTCGCTAAAAAATACGGCCTCAAGTGGGGCGGCGATTTTAAGACACGGCCAGACGATATGCACTTTGAGGTAGAGGTATCACCCGTAAAGGCTAAGGCTTTAATCTCTAGTTTAGGTTTATAGTAAGACAAATCCTAAAGGGCACTTAGGAGCAACAAATGAAAGAGCAAGCGATAG